ATTTTTTATTTTGGCACCAAAAAAAACATCTAAATTATAATGTTTTTTAATTTCGTTAATTAAATTATATTTTTGTTTTCTTAAAGTAGTACGATTAAATTTATTAGAAGATTCTAAAATAGTAGTAATTACCATATTTGCTCTTCCTTCGTTTAAAACTTTAGATTTTAAAATAGATTCGTATAATTTATATTCACGACCTAAAGAAGTTTTTACAAAATATTCTTTTAATATATCGATTGCTGGGGAGTCTCCACCTTTCAATGTGTCTGCTGTTATTTGACGTACTAACAGTTCAAAAAGAATGCCTGTATTTTTGTACTTGGAGTGTTTTATTTTCATCAAAAAATATATTTATTTATAAATATGTAAAAATTATTATTCCTTCAATTGGTTTTCATCTAATAATGATGAATTATCTTTATCATGTTCAAATACTAATTGTTTTTTATTCATGTTTTTAAACATATCTTTGTTTTTAAGATAAGTTACTTGGGCATTTTCTAAAGCTAACCCCGATTTATTAGTATCTGTTCTACTGTCTGAGGAGTCATTTTTATCAGTATCTTTCATACGTTTTGTTCCTAGTGGGTCTTTTCCAAAATTACTATCTTGTTTTCCATGATTAGAAATACTGTCTTTAGGACGACCTAAATCATTAGGTGTTGTATCGTATCCTGCTGGTACATTCCCTGGATCTGAATACATTCTTCCTTTACCATATAATGAAGCTAAATCATGAGGTGTACCATATGATTTACCAGTTTCAACTGGATCATTTCCTTCTGCTTCTATTTGTGCTAACCTAAATTTACGTTTAGCATCTTCACGCATTAAATCTCTGTATTCATCATATTGATCTTCGGATAAATGGAAAATATTATCATAAACCCATTCTGATGGTAAAATATTATCAGTTAATAATTGTGAAGCTAATTCTGTTTTAGATTTAAGTAATTCTATTTTTTCTTGTTCAAATATAATTGATGGTGTTTGCATTGATAACTCAAAATTAGTTAATGCTTCATCTTTATATCCTTGAGCGTATAAATGAACAAGTGCAATTTTATTAAGTTCTGATACTAATATACGTTGTAAACGCTCAATAGTACGAGCAAAACGAATATCTTCCGCAGCTAAAGTAGCTTTACCTTCTACATTTTCGTCATATCCTAAAAATGCTTTAGGTATTTTTAAAGCTGCAAATAATTTATCTCTTAAATACTCAACATCCTGGATACCATCATAATCTAAACCAGGTGTAGTATCTATTTTTGTAGTTGTATCATTTCCACGAACGGGGATATAAAAATCCTCCATCATGTTTTGCATATTATATTTCAAATTATATTCTCCAGATTTTGGATCTACATAAGGAGTACGTTTCATTTGAGATATAGTTTTTTGCATAAATGCTTCTATTTCATTTGGTGGAATAGAACCAACATTCATATAAAAAATACGTTTTTCAGGAGCACGAGCAATTCTATGAATCAACATTGCATCCTCCATTAATGTATATTGTTTAAATAATTTTCTAGCAGGTTCTATATATGATCTACCATAAGGTAAGAAATTAACATCACCTATTAATCTAAAGTGAGCCATTTCATAATTATCAAAATAAATACCAGTTTGATCATCTTGAAAAGCTTGGCCAGGAACTCTATATAACCCAGAATTTGAATTAACTAAACCGTCTGGGGAATATCTATAACGAATTTCTGATGGATTATCTAAGTTAAATCCTTCTTGTCTTTCAATATGATAAGCTGTATAAGGTATAACATTATATACACCAAACTTTTCTGATATTTCTAATTTTAAGAAAAAATCACCATATTTTGACATTTGTCTAACCCATGACCATAAGTTAAATTCAATATTTAATACGTCATAAAATAAATTATATAATATTTTTTGAATGTCTTCATTTGCGGAACGAATAGATAATACTTCGCCCATATCATTCTTTAATGTTGATTCATCTGCTATAATATCTAAAGCTGAAGCAATAATAGCATCTTGATCCATTAAATCATATTCAGAATATAATTGTGGTCTAAGATATTGATAATTTACATTAAATTGAGACCCATATAAAGAAGATGGGTTTGTAGAATATATTCTATTATATCTATCTATTAATGAATTTGTTTGTAGTTCACCACTAGTTTGAATAGTATTACTATCTATTACTTTTACTTGATTTCCACCAGCATTACGTATAATTACGTCTGTTGAAAATAATCTCTGTAGTCTACTAAATAAGCCTTTATCTGCCATAGTATATAATTATTGTTATAAATATTAATTATAGAAGCCATCTAATGTCCTCTTTTCCATCTTTTGTGTCTATGTGGTAAGGATTATCATTACCTGAGGAAAAGTATCCACCTTGATACGATGTTCTATTTACTGATATATTATTTAATGCATTTCGGGTTGCATCTAAACCCCTTTGTCTCATTTTTAATGCCGTATCTCTAATATACATAGCTATACCAAATGACATAACTAAATCATCATTGTATCCACTTTGAGCTTCTGCTCTAGCATTACGCCAAATAAATACTTTCATTTCTTCTATCAATCTTTTAGATTGAATCGTTACTCCTTTATCACTAATATATTCCTGGAACTTACCTATTACCATAGGCCTTGTTCTAGATGACATTGTAAAACCAGCTACCATTTTGGAGTGGTCTTGATATTTATCAAAATACGAACTAGCATTTGGGGAGTCACTTCTTTGTGAATAATAAAGATTAGGATATGCTCTGTCTATAGCAACTTGTATAGTTGCCCATCCTATATTAGCATTTTCTATTACTAACATTGCTTCATTATATTCAGTAGCTAAACCTACTAATAAATGACCAAATTCTTTTGTTCCTAATTGACCTTTATATTCAGCTACTTGTACATTATTTTCTACATCAATCACATGACAGGCAGAATAATCTTTTCCATCACCTCTAGCAACATCCGCTACTACTACATAGTCTCTAGTATAATCAGCTGATTCCCAAACCCATAAATTTTGATCAGCTCCTCTTTTTTCTAGTGGGTCTTTAATATAAGTTTTTTCGTAAAAATCTATATACTCAGGATAAAATACTATATCCCCAGAAGTGCTAAAATCACAATCACATTCTTGTGCCGCCATTCTAGGATCACCTAATAATTCATCTTGTCTATCTCTCCATTCCTGATTTCTTTCTGGATGTACATACCAAGGTAATTTAATAGGTAAAAATTCATTTTCTGCAGATTCTGCTCTAGCCCATGTTTGATGAAACCAATTACCTGTACCATATGGAGTACTTAATGCTATACACCCACCACCAGTTGCTAATGTTTGTTGAGCTGATGCCCAAATTTCACCAATATTATCAATAAATGCTGCTTCATCAATTAATAGTAGTGATACTGCTTCTGATCTACCTGCGTCACTTGAAGCTGAAGTGGCTTTAATTTGTGATCCATTTACTAACCTTAAGGTTAATTTATTATTTTCAGAAGCATCTATTTTAAGCCATGAAGGTAAATTTTCATACATAAATTTAACCTTCGTTACCATGTTTTTTGCAGTTTCTTGTTTTGTTGCAATACATAATATATTTTTATCCTTATGAAAAGTCATCATCCATAAAGAATAACCTGCTGATAATGTAGAAATGCCTAACTGTCTAGATTTTAAAATAATTGAGTAAGGATTATCACGCATTAACGTTAATACTTTTTCTTGGAATGGATATAAATTAAATTGTATACGCCCCCTTTGCGGGTGTTGTATATAACAGTACTTACGCATAAAATGTACGGGATCTTTAGCACATTTAAGATATTCTTTACGTATTACTTGTTTTAATTCAGACATATTATTTTAATAAAAATATTACTCCTACAACAGCAACTAAACCAGCTCCACCCATTAACTTAGTTTTAATTTTTTGTTTTTGCAAATCCTGTTTAAGTCTATTTGATAGTTCTTGAGATAATATTAATTGATCAGATTTGGTTAATAATATATTATTGAAATTATTTACCTGAGAGTTTAAATTAAATATAACACTATCCTTTAAAACTACTTTATGTTCTAATATTTTTATTTTATCCGAAAATAGAACTAATTCTTTTTTAGCTCCATCACCTGTAATTAAATCTTTAATTACTAATTTGACTATCGGCTTTTTTAATTGAATCGAAGTACTGTCTATAACGTTTTGTGAAAAACCTTTCAAGTTCGTCATCATTAAAATTATCAACAGCATCCACTTTAGTACTAATTTCATACCTTAAGTTATTTATTC